TCGGGCGCTCGACCTGACCGCGGATCGTCTGATAGACCGGCGTCCGCTCGCGCTCGTGAGTCCGCTCGACCTTCGCGATCGCGACCTCGATATCGTTCCAGTCGTAACCGTGATCCTCGGCGATCTTCCGGGCCTCGTCCTTCCTGATCTCTCTTCCGAACTCTCTCATCGTCTGCTCCCCTTTGTGGCCTCGCGGCCGGCCGTCCTCGTTCACTCACTCCACAGACAAAGTATAGCCTTTTGGCTCGGGAGAGTCAAGAGAAAAAGAGAGGCTTCTAAGGCGTGATATCGAGCGTTAGAGCGGGATCTACGGAGAGCGGGTCGGGAGCGGCGGGTCGACGAACTCGTAAGCGGTACAAGCGAGCGCCGGCTCGAAGACGAGCTCGACGAGGACGAGCGCCGGCGAGAGCTCGGTCACGGTCGCGCCGGCGTCGGAGAAGATCGTATCGGGAGAGACGAACGCGGTCCAGACGACCGTCGTCTCCGCGGTCGCGAGCGTGAAGCGCCAGAATCCCTCCGAGAGAATCGCGACGACGGAAGAGATCTCGACCGGGGAGAGAGCGCTCGGCCCGGAGTCCGAACTCGGAGCGGCCGACGAGTGAGCGTCGCCGGCTATGCTGGGGAGCATACCGAGCAGGACCCCGAGCGCGAGCGCGCGCCCTCTCCCCCTCATGGTCAGAGATCCTCGATCGCTTCGCCGGCCGCGGACGCGAGCGCGTCGGGATCGCAGTCGCAGATCCACGCGACGCGGACCTCGCCGGCTTCGGTCTGAGCGCGCCGCTTTCTGAGATCGCCGCCGCAGTCGGGACAGACGTAACGCTCGACGGCGATCGTCTCGCCGGCCGCGGCGCCGAGCGCGCCGTCGCCGACGACCGTATTCGGACCGAACGCTTCGAGGACCGCGGAGAGCGCGGTACAGAATCCGAGCGTCTGGTCCTTCCCTCTCATCGACGGCTTGACCCTCGCCTCGATCCCGTCGATCACTTCCCGGACGGTCTGGACGTCTGACATAGATCCCTCCGTAGATTCGCCGCGATCGTCGCGGCGTCCGTTTCGCGAGAGCGCCATACTAGCAGACGGCGCGACCCGCATCGTCTACATTTCGACGTGACCGTCCGATAGTCCTCGGGCTCGAACGACCAAGCCGTCCAGCGGTGAATCCCGAGCCGGCAGAGCATCGGCCGCGGTCGGCCGACGGTCCCCCGGACCTCTTCGAGCTCCCCGAGGATCTGCTCGACCTTCCCGATCCGCGCGACGAAGCGCGCGATCGAGACGCCGATCCGGACCCTGAGCGAGCCCTCTCCCTCGTCGAGTTTCATATGAGCCTCCGTCCGAGCTCCCCGCCGTAGCCGTCGCCGAAGACCTCGTCTCGAATCGCCGGCGAGACGTAGAGCCAGAGCCAGATCGACTCGGCCTTCCGTCTCATTTCGTCGTAAAGGTCGTCCGGGGACCCCGTTTCGAGCGGCGTCGAGAACGGGAGTCCGGCCTTTCGATAGACGTAGAGCGAGCTCCACGAGCACATCGGATACCGCTCCATCCGGCAGAGCCAGCGGAACGCGTAGACGTCGCTCCGGGCGCCGGCCAGATTCCAGATCTTCGTTAGCGCGTAGTCGAGGACGTGAGCCCCGATCTTGAGATAGCCGTACTCCCGCCCGATCAGGCTCCCGACCGCGGAGAGCATCTTCGCGCGGTGATCCCCGGTCGCGAGCTTGTGACGCGTGATCGCGATCGAGTACTTCCGCGGATCCCCGTAGCTCCCGATCAGCCGGCGATACTGAAAGCCACCCTTCCCGAGAGCCTCGGCGATCAGATAGTCGACGACCGGCCCGAAGTGAACGAAGCGCCCGTCGTCGAGGATCGACTCGGTCTCGTAGATCGGCCGGACGACCGTCGCGACGTGATTCACGACGGACGGCCGCTTGTCTCGTCGAGTGTGAGTCGCGACCCGGATCAGGAACGCGACCGCCCACTCCGAGACCGGCCCGTAGATCTCCCGCCGGACGAGGACCTGATCGCCGGCGAAGAGCGTCGGGAGATCCTCGATCGAGACCCCGTCCGGATACTGGATCGGATCGGCGTAGACGGTCGAGACCGCGGTCGTCGTCACGGTCGACGGATCAGCGCCGACGCCGGCGCGACGCGTGATCGACCAGTACGGCGGCGCGCTCGCGACGGTCTGAGAGCTCGGAGCGAAGAGCTCCGGGACGAGTCTCGGGTCGATCTCCCTTCGATCAGCGGTCATATCGTCCTCCCTGAGCGACGATCCGGAGCCCGGATCCGGACGGCCTCGACCCCGACGCCGGCGCCGGCCGGCCGAATCGAGCGGATCGGCCGAGATCCGAGCTCCATATTCGCCCTCTGAGCGACGATCTCCCCCGGGTCCGACCTCTGAGTCGGGGAGATCTAGCGCTTCTTGTAGCCTTCGATATACGACGACCTCTTCCTCGGGACCTTCGGCGCCGTCCGCTTCCGGGTCGCCGGCGCCGCGGTCTGGTCGAGCGGCCGCGCGAGAGCCTCGGCGCGCTCCGGAAGCGAGCGGATAAACGACGGTCCGAGAATGTAGAGCGCCGCGAGCGCGTAGACTTCGAGGTCGAGCGCCTCGTTCCTCGGCCGGACCTTGATCCACTCCCGGACGCTCCCGCGGCCCTTTTTCCATTTCCGGACGGCTTTCTCGGCCGTTAGCTGGTCGAAGTATTCCTCGTCGATCACGTCCGCGATCGGGAAGTGACAGTAGCCCGGACCCGGGCTTTTGATCTTGAGACGCGCGTAGACGGTCCCCTTCCCGGTATCGACGCAGAGCGTAAAGAGCTTGATTCGATACTGATTCTTGACCGTCGGCCGCGGGACCAGCGGCTCCCCTTGCTTCGACCCGCCGCGGATCGCGAAGACCCGCCGCTTCCGACGCGCGGCGCAATATCTGTACACTTGCTCCGTATGGTGGCCGCCGGAGTCGACCGCGACGCAAGAGATCCCGATCGTCCGGCCGGACGCGTGAGTATACTTCCGCTTCAAGACGAGGTCGAGCTCCTGCCAGACCGTAGCCGTCGCCGGATCCCCGCGGATCACGAGGTAGTCGACGAGCCAAGATTCCTCGGCGGCGCCGTAGCCCTTGACGAGAACTTCGAGCCGGTCGTCCTGAGTGTCGACGGACGCGACGAGCGCGCCGACGCCGGTCGGGACCTCGGCCTCGTACGGCTCCGTCCGCGCGGCGAGCGTCTCGGGCTCGATCGAGTCTCCCCGCTCTTCCCACGTCTGGCCGAGTACCGTATTGAGAAACGTCTTGAGCTTCGACGGATCCGCGAGCGCTTTCAGCCATTCCTCGACGGCGTCGACCCACGAGTACCAGCCATAAGGCGAGTACAGGCTCGACAGATGATAGCCGACCCGACCCACGACCTCGGGCTTCGTCGCGCGCCACTCGCCGGCCGGGAGCATTTCGACCTTGTACCGCTCTTCGATCAGAGTCCCGCAAGCGACGCAGGCGAGCGCGACCGTCTCCGGCTTGAGCTTGTGGTCCTCGGTCTCATAGCGGATATTCTCCCAGCGGATATAGTCCATATGGCCGCAGAACGGACAAGGGACGTAGTAGTAGCGTTGATCGGTGTTCTCGAACTCGGCCTCGATCTTCGAGATCCCCTTGATCGTCGGGGTCCCGACGAGGAACTCTTTCCGGCGCGAGTGAGTCGGGCCGGCCATCCGTTTCTCCGCGAGCGTGAGAGCGTCGCCCTGATCCTTGACGTCGCCCGGATACTCGTCGATCTCGTCGCCGAAGAGGTAGCGGATCGGCATCGACTTTAGACCCGTCGGCGAGTTAGACCCGACGAGGAAGAGCATCCCGCCCGGGAACTCTTTCAGGAGTAGAGTATTCCCGCCCTCTCGGGAGCGCGCCGGCTTGACGAGCTTCGCGAGCGACGGCGTCGCCTCGAACATAGGATCAAGGCGCTGACGGGAGAACCTCCGAGCCTCGTCGACGGTCGGACGAAGGACGAGGATCCCGCCGGGAGAGAGCTCGATCAGATAGCCGAGCCAGTTATTCCCCGCTTCGGTCCCGCCGATCTGCGATCCCTTGATGAAGACTACGACGTGAGTCGGGACCCGCGGCGAGAGCATATCCATAATCTCGCGGAGATACGGCGTCCGGTCCGTATCCCATTTCTCGGGACTCCGGCCGGCCTTCGTCCCGATATAGCGCGACGCGTCGGCCCACTCCGAGACCGTGATCCGCGGCTCCGGGAGCCAGCCGGCGCGATAGTTAGGATCGTGAACCTCGGCGCCCGTTTGACTAGGACTTATCAGAGGATAGCTCCTTGCAGACGTTCTCGATCTCGTCCGCGAGTAGAGCCGTGATCTCTTCGACCGTCCCCGCGGCGTGAACCGCCGGCGCGATCCGGCCCGGGAGCGCGATCAGGACGTCCCGCGCGTGACGCGCGGCATTGAACGCGGCGCGCGCGACCTCGTCCGCGCGGACGAGCTCCCCGAGCCGCTCTTGAAGGTCGAGCTCCGCGATCTTCGCGCGCGCTTTCTCCCGTCGAGCCCGAGCCTCGGAGAACTCCGAGCGCGCGGATCCCCCGGAGCCGTTCCCGCCGTCGCCGTTTCCGGGCTTCGGGAGCCGCTCGGCCTTTCGTAGCGCCTCGATCTCGTCGTCGACCGAGAGCGATCCCTCGCTCCAAAGGTAGTCGGCGAGCGACGGGTCGATCTTCCCGTTGACGACGGCCTCGGCGATCCGGCCGTCGGCGATCGCTTTCTGGACCGCCGTATGAGTCGCGCCGCGGAGTCCGAGCTCTTTCCGGTGACGAGCGTACGCGCGTTGAGAGAGTAGAGCCATTCCTAGAGCCTGACCTCCGGATCCATTCCGGCTATGAGCTTCGCGCCGGCGGCCGTCGGAGCGATCCCGCCCCGCCCGTCAACCCGGACGAGCCCCTCCCGGACCAGCGCCGAGACGACTCCCCCGAGACTCCGGATCATCGTGAAATGCAACCCCTCGCGGACGGCCGCGAACGGGATCATCCTCTCCGGCCGGCTCGGATCGTAGAGCTCGCTCTCCGAGATCGCGACGAGGACGTCGACGCCATGCTCCGAGAGACTCATCGCGCCCCCCGCTTGAACCTGATCTCGGCCGACGTCCGGACGATCTCCCCGGGGACGTAGTCGCCCGGGATCTCGTCGACGAGCGCGATCCGGCCGTCGACGACGGCGTAGACGTAGCGGATCGCGTTCGGCGAGAGCGGCCGGTCCATCTTCCGGATCTCGACGACGTCGATCCAGAGCTCCCCGTCGTTCGTGATCGTCTGAGCGAAGAGCTCGCGCTCGACGAGCTCGCGAGCGCTCGCGGCCGCGGACCCGTCCGTCACGATCCACTCAAACGCGAGGACCGCGGCGACGATCGCGGCGATCACGAGCGCGGCCGTCCTGATTTCGCCTTTCATAGCTTCCCCCCTCAGAATCGAGCTCCATATGAGCCCTCAGAGCGACGATCTCCCCCGGCTCCGACCCCTGAGTCCCCCGGATCGAGAGCGTTTCGTGGCGCCCGAGGACGGCCCTCAGACGCGCGATCCGGGCGCCGGCGGCCCCGGGATTCGGCAACCCGAACGGCAACCCGGTTGCCGGCCCAGCGACCTCTCGAATACCGGGGTCGCCGGTAAACT